ACTTGAGTAAACGAACACCGTCATTAGGAAGTGTTTGGCGCGTGCCTGCAACCAATAACATCATCGCTGTATAACTGGCCGCATCAGGACGATATGATACTAAGGCTTGCAATGCTTCATTAAGTGCATCTATTTTTTGAATCAATGAAAATTTGACATTATTCACATCATTTATTGTGTTGTTGATGTTTTTAATTATTTGTGAGCATTGCATAATTGCATTATCCGATTTTATGATTCATCTGCTTGCTTTTTGACACCAAGCAAATTAAAAAATGACTCATATCTTTTCAATCCTTTTGTGTAATTAGGCGATTGCTCGTCATCACCACCCCATAGCGAATATAGCATCCACTCTTGAATAGCCACAGAATAAGAGTCATTTAGAGGGAATGTATCTGTAATTGCGGTTACTTCTGATATGTTTTTTTGATAAATCAATTCTATTTTTTTATTTACAATGCTAGACGGCTTTGGATATATCCAAAATATATTTTGAATACTATTATCATAGGCATATTCTAATACATCGCCATTTGTAACAGTCTCGTGCCAATCAACAACTCTATCAGATACTCTGTCTAAATCCATTTTTCTAATAGATTTTCCCCTTGTCGTACCATTCACATTTCTAATAACTTTTAACAGTCTAAAGCAATCATTAGGCAAAGTTTGCTTAGTATCATCTTGAATGCTATGGGAGTAATACACAGAAGAAGATTCTGGACGAACTAATATAACTGCTCTAATCGCATCATTTAATACGTCTATCTTTCTTGATAGCGAGAACGCAACATTGCTGGGGTCATTTATAATTGAATTAACATTTTCAATAATTTTTGAACACAACATAATAAATTACCCTTGCTTTGGTGTACGTTTTTTGGGTGTAGTTTGCACCTCAGCATCTTCACCACGATAAATCTTATAACCAATGCTTAAAAAACGGTCTTGATGTTCTGGATTCTCAACCTCTGCAACATGACAACCATCGGGCATAGGCGCAAAGTGATATTCAGTACCCCACAACTCAACAAACGAACCACCTTCACGAATGACAGGGCAAGAAAGCTTCATGTTTTTACTCACAAAGAATTAAGGCCAGTTTTTTACGCTGGCCTTTTTGGTTTAGAACGGAACAGTGGAATCAGATTGGTGCATGAATACACGCAACCGCACACGACCTGCAACGGCTGTTGCAGGGGCGGCAGCAATCTTCAAACCAATTGAACGGTCAGAACCAGTTGGTAATATATTAAAGGCAGTTTTCAGGGTAGGACGCGCAACAGCACCAGTTTGAGCAGCCGTAGAAGCACTGAAAATTTCAGCACCACAAGTACGACTATTCGTTGCATCGCCAACGGCACCAGTCAACAAACCAACATCCAAAGTGATTGCAGGCGAACCACCAGAATCCAAATCATCACAAATCAAAATTGCATCTGCAATGGTGTGATAGGCAGGCAAAACACCTAAATCAAAGATATTGTTTAACACTTGCTGGCCAGTGGTTAAGTCAATGAAATAATCTTGTGAGACTACATCACTGGCACAATCACCATTAGCAACTGGCAGAACACCTTTAGAAAACTGTGATACAGCAGTAACAACAGGCATGATATTTACTCCAAATTAGTTAATAGCTACTTATTAGGCAACATTAGGGTCTTTGGCAGCAGTATCAATGCTGATAACACCGAAGTCTTTGCCGTTAAAGCGCGTTTTCTTGATGCCAGCAATGAAGCCTGACGCGATTTTTGGCTCATTGCCAAAGTCGGCCATTTCTTCTTTCCAGTCATAGCGCATTTGTGTGTTTTTAGCTGTGCCATATGCAATAACGGCAGCTTGACGCCCCATAAACAACGCACGAGCAGCGGCAACATTCCCACCTGCACCGTAATCACTAAAACGAACTACGTTACGATGACAATGCAACACAACATCATTGATTAAACCTAAACCACCCTTAAAGATTGGGTTGTTACGACCTTCTGCACCAGCAGCGGCAGCTTGATATTTTGCCCAACCGTTAGTATCAGCAGTACGCATATCGTAAGCTTGGTCTTCACTCATTACGCAAACGTATTGTTTGTTAGAGCCATTGGTCACAGGAACCATGTTTGCCAACTCAGGTTTACGAGCTTGCATCATGTTGGCTTGTACTTTGGCACGTTCGATAACAGCCGAAGTCATTTTGTCGCCTGACGTTAATGTGGCTTTTGCAGCACCTACCGCACCATACAAAATATGGTCACTATCAGGAGCTTGAAAGGAATTACCACCAAAACCAGTAAAACCAGTGGACTCAATAAAATCTTCATTGATACCACGCGCACCTGACAAATACATAAACAAGTATTCATCAAGAATTTGTGCAAAATAACCCGATAATTTTTCACGACCTACTTCACGCAAATTGTGAGCAGAGCGTTGTTGGGTCATTTGACCACCACAAGACACCGCATGACGAACTTGGTCAATGATGACTTCATCTGTGTGAAAACGTAAACCTTCTTCTTTACCTTCGACACGCTCATCACCATAAGTCGGTTTTTGACGCAAACGAACAGACAAATCAAATGAAATGCGGTCGCCTTTTTCACCTTCTAATTCGGTTTTGCGCTCGATGATGTTGTTTTTTCCAGTGCCGATAAACTTAGAAAAATAACTTTCGGTTTCGACATCATGGGCAAGGGTGGCAGACCAGCGTTTTTGGGCTTTAGGGTCGCCAAACGGAATAACTGTAGATGACATAAGAGTCTCCAAAGTGAATGTTAAAAACAATCACTCGGCACTCCTGCGCTGAGATGATTAATTATTAGCTTAAACTATAAATAAAATCAATAATTTTTGTATTATTTATAGTTTTTTACTATTAGAATGTACGGTTTTTTCATCTTTTACACGCTGAATAGGAATGGCTCTATCGGCATCAATAGACAACCTGACGACTTTCCCCGATTTATCATCAAGCTTTAAGATAGCCTCACCTATTTTTATTGACTCACCAATCTTCAAATCAACGTGCATCATGTTTGTTTTACCTATGCTGCGCCACGCAAATAAGCATCTCTGTCGGACGGACTCATACGAGCAATTGCTTTTTCTAATTGTTCGGGGTCTTTGATGTTGTCTAACACTGCAAAACGCCCATCCAATACATTGTTTGGCTCTGCAACAGGTACATGAGCCAATGTTTTTGGGGGTTCTACTTTTCGTGGCTGTGGTTTTGTTGGTTGTGACTTAGATTCAGGTTGTTTTGCACCCTGATAAAACTCACCAAATTCATTAACGTAGGAATTTCGCGCATCTTTAAGCAGTTTATTAAAGTCTTTTGGTGTTAGGTTTGGCTGCTTCTGCAATTCAATAACGATTTCATTTAACACATTCATCATCCGTGGACTTTCTAAAAACTTCTTGTTTTCTGGCTGCTCAAAAAACGCTTTTTCTTCCTGATTCCAAGCGGCCTGCACCTGTTGATTGTAACGCTCAATCTTTGCCGCTTCATCTTCGGCCTGTTCTTCGGCTGCTTCAATCTTTCCCTCTAATCGAGCCATTTTGCGCTCTAATACACTTGTTTCGATGTTGTATTCGGCTTCGGTTAGCTCGCCATCATCCCATTTTTGCTGCAAATCAGATAATTCATTCTTGGCAATCGTGTACTCTGACGTGAGCTTTTCTAATTTTGAATCAGCACCAGTAATGTCAGGGATTTCAATGTCATCTAAATTTAAAAACTCAACAACATCATCATTGGCTTTATTGTGATTTTCATCCTTTTCAGTATCAGGAGTGAGTAACGCCTCAACATCATCATCCAACTTTACTTCAGCATCTTCGTATTTTGCTTTCGGAGCTTCGCCCATCTCGTCATCATTAAATGCAGTCCATTCTTCATCTGTCATGTGTTCAGGTTTTTCGGTTAGCATAAAATCACCTATTGATTAGTTTGGTTTAATAAATCATCAGCCGCGCCAGCGACAACACTGTCTTGAGCTAATGGCACAGACACGCTTACAGCTTTCTCCCTTGCTGTTAATCGTTCTACTTGCGCCTCTGCTTCTTTCAAAGCTGCCTCTGCATTGAGTTTACGCAAGTTAGCATCTGCTATTTGTTGTTGATATTGCTGCGCTTGAGCTTGAGCTTGCGCCTCAGCCTCTTGTGCTTGCAATTCTTCGGGAGTAGGTTCTTCTTGAGCAGGGTCACGCATACCTGTAACCTGACGAACACGCTTTAACACTTCGTCTTTGTTGTTGATGTCCATGTTATCAATCACTAAATCCAACATCACGTTGGCAATTTGTGGGTTATATGGTGCGAGTTTGCCCATTAAATCGACCAATTGGTCGGCCTGTGCCTGCCGTACCGATGCACGATAATCAATCTCTGACACGATAAAATCGGCTTTAGTTTGTGTGATGTCGTCCTGCGGCAATCCTGTGTTGATAGATACAAAGTCACTAACCTTATTACTGCCAGTGATTCTAAACTGCTTTTCCTCAACCATGAATTGCTCAATCAACGAGAGCCACATTTCACCCTGTAACTGATTAGCAAATAAAAGATTTTCAAAAAACAAACTGGTGACTAACGAGCCTTGCTCTTGCCGCTGTTTAATAGCGACACCTGATATTGCATTAGTTTTACGCGCCAACAATTCATCTGTGACACCGCCAGTCATTTGAATCATTTGAATGCCTTGATTCATTAACTGTAGGTGTGCGTCTGCTAATGCTCTATCCACATTTAGTTGAGCATCTGAACCACGTTTTTTAAGAATAATACCGTCAGGACGTGCCGCTTCTGCCCGCGTTTGCTCTAAATCTTCAAACGCATCTTCATCCGCAATGATTTTGTTTGTTGCAAGAATGTACTGTGCTTTGGCTGCACGTTTGTTAATATCGTCCTGAATATCACGCAAACCACGCACCATGCCATAAGGCAAGCCATCACGACCACGCTTATAGCCCCACAAAGGCACAAA